AATCCCCCTCCAGGTACCTTCCCACATACGCTGATATAATGATAATCAGATCGTACTGTAGGTTGGTCGAGGAGTAAGGAGATTATTGTCAGGAATAGGATGTATCCATGATTCTGCCTGTCAACTGACAGGAGCATCACCGAAAAGATATCGGTAGAGAACATCGTACAAACGGACCTTTTGATTCATTCCACCCAACATTGAACCAATGGCTCAATGTTTGGATAACTTCTCCATAATCGACTTACGTCAATTCTGGATGACCAACTCACACGAAGTAATCGTGAGATGATCGACGAATAACTTTTCAATGGAGAAAACAAGACTGTTTAATCCAAATCAAGTCAATTCATCAAGCTTAACTACCCCCCAAGGAGAGTAGTAGAGTAAACCAAGGGTACGAATACGGCGTGACTGTCTATCGAGACTACGGGTTAACCACCCTTTGGTTCGATAGCCCGCTTTCTGAAGCGAAAGTAGCTTAGGTAGACTCAGACCATATTTAATGGCAAAGTCCACTTTTCCTAGTAATGAAAAGGATGAAGTTAACAGTTCTCTAAGAGAAACTGGACTACAATCCTCGCCATCTACAAAGAAACGTTTGGCAAACTCCAAAGTTCCATTTCTGGAAACTAAGGATTTCGCCATACCTATTTCTACTCCAATCTCCGCCATCACTGCTAGGTAAGATCTTGCGACCTTACCGTTGGCAATGACGATATCGTCCCCAAGAACAGCATAGTCCTTGAATAAACCAAATGGGATTCCCACTCTTAGCGCTGCCTCTGCCACCAAAATATGATGGGTCAAGGCAAGCATCGCAAAAGATGAGAGAGCTCCCATAGGTTGCCCTGTAGCATAACGGAAGTCCTTACGGTAGTAGACAAAACTACGTCCCATAGGGTCTCTATCCTCCTTAGAAAAGGAGTATACCCGATCTACTAATAAGCTCCTTCAAGCTAAAGCGTACTCTTCACCCAATAAGGGTTTAAGTATCTCAACCTGAAGACTTATCGGTAGTCGGTCCGTTGCTGCAGAAAGGTCATAGCACCAAAAGCGCTTATGACCTAATCCTAATAGACGTCTGACCGGTTTTAATTGGTCATACGTACCATCAGTAGGCAAGGCACGCAACACTTTAAAGATGGCATCATGTAAAGGTTTTAGCGCAAATTGAGTCCAACACTCAACCATTGCTATTACCCTTACCTTCCCGGCAGGTTCGTTCAGTGCAATGAGTCTACCTAAGGAATTACCCTTGGTAGTAAAACGTTCATCCTTAAAATAAGCCATAGAAAGCTCATTTAAGCATGTTCGGATTCATGCACTTCCAACAACCGCCCGGAAGGCCTTCCAGAGGATCGGATCATGGCGCACACCCAGTGCACCTGAAACAATACCTCTGAAAGAAGTAGATTGTTTAGCCTTCTCAAAGAATTGAGTAGCTCCTGAAGAGTAAATTGGAAACAAGCTTGGAGTGTCTAATTCTAGACCTGAGCCAAGTCCAAAACCTCTGAAGAAAGCACTCGACTTATCTTTAAACTTAGACAAATCGAATGGTTTAGGTGGATCCGTAATAGTCTTAAACTTAGGCTTACCTATTAGGTCAATGACCCGGTAAATACTAAATAAAGACATCCAGATCCGGATAACGGTCTTATCCCCTAACCGTATCCGTTCCCTGTCTAACTTCGGAATGATCCGAGGAAGACCCGCTTTGGTTCTAGAGAATCTGGGTCCAACGAGACCCAAATCCCTAAGGGGGTTTCTAGCAACCGATTGCATCAAGGCTATCTGCATAGCTTTAAGGGTCATAATTAACCCTCGGAATCCCTGATTCCGATACAATTGATGGCAGAAACGAGAAAAGCAAGCAAGGGATCTTACTCTGGCACTTGACAGACGAGAAATTGTAATAACCTGTTTAATAAACAGATCTACAAGTCCCCGACCAGCTTTTACACTGATCGCACCATCAATCCACTTGGAAATCTTCTGCTGAACTGAGAGATCTTTTTTATTAAATCTCTTTTGTTTCATAATTGTTCAATTCATAAGAAGGCTCAGCCATTCTCAAGGACAATCCGCACGACTTAACTTAGATACGACCCTTTGGGGTGGTACCATATTAAGAAAGTGTTATCGGATTTTACTTGTTTCCTGGCCCCGCCTCCCTAGTGATAGGAAGTCAAAAATAAAATTGACTTATCGGTAGTAGGTTCGCCTTTCCATAACTAAGAGACAAGGACGGTGATATGCCGCCTTCCTCTACAGTTTCCTGGATAGCATACTAACTATCAAAGAGGATACCAAAATCCACTCTCTCA